GTTTTGGTTCATACGGAGCAATCTTAGCTTTGATTCTTCCATCTTTATATAATCTAACAATCCAACCATCCTTGATCTGAGTTGCGTTAAATGATTGAGATTTCTTTTTTGCCATTATAGTGAGTGTCTCTCTGTTTGATTTTTTGTATAATCTTTGCCAAAATTAGCAAATAATGCTTTATCTCTTTCACGATTAGCAATACCTCTTGACCATGAATATCCTGCATCTCCACCCCACGCAAGCCACATGATGTAACCATTAGAAGGGTTTGATGAGTTGCCCCAGTCTTTGCCTTTCTTGTCTACTTCATGACGAGAGAAATAAGAATACATTCTTTTAACAGTGCTAAGAGAGATAGTTTCTCCTCTTGCTAACTGCCCTGCTCTGGTCCAGCCTACAGATGTTCCAGCACCTTTAGCTTTACCATCTTCTTTAAACTTAATAGCTCTACGAGCAGCAGATCTTGCTCCTGCTGGTGGTGAATACCCTTCGGCTTTAGATACTTCGTCTGTATCATACTCAACAGTGTCATCATCTTCAAAAAGGTCATCTGCTTTTGCAGCAGGTACACAGTTAGGAACTGGTTTTCCGTTATCTCCTGGCTTCATTCCACGCTGTACATACCCATCCCAGCAAGGATCTTGCTTTGAAATTTTATCTGGGCAACATTCAGACTTACCTAATTGAGAATCAAACATAGCCATTTGGGTTTCTGCATCTAAACCACTACATAGAGGACAACTGGCACATTTAATCTGTTCTTCTTCACACATGTCACACTCACAGCCTTGGTAAGTGTTGGTTGGCATTATAGGGTTTTCAGGTAGTGGTGCTTCTGCTTTGCCAAATGCAGATCCAGACCATATATCAACACCAGGCTTATTATTAATTCCTGATCCAGTAGGTCTGCCTTGGTTAGTAGTCATAGATTGTGGTTTCTTCATTCCTACTGAAGGATTAATATGTGGTGATGGGTTTGCTGGCATTGGGTCTGTGACTATTGCGTTATACGCAACATCCATAGGTGTTTCAGATTTCATAGAATGATCTGCAATGTTTACTAAGGTAGCATCTCTGTACATCATTCCAATACTGTATGCTGTTGCTTCCCATGTACCGTTTTCTTCTTCATAAATTCTAACAGCCATAGCTGGATTTTCTGGTGGCATTGACTGAATTGCATACTCTGTTCCAGGTGTTCCATAAACCCCACCCTCAGTCATAATATGTTCTACCATACCATAAACTATTCCTTCTGAGGTCATACCCATAACAAAACTACCTTCAATTATCATAAAATTATTATAGCATAATAAGAGAGCAGTTTATAGACGACTGCTCAGGTCTATTAGCCACGAAGATTCAACTCCTGCCAACTCTCCCGTCAAGGGGAGCATCCGTTGCCAAAACTTTCTTAAGGTCTTATTAGCGGAATGTTAACCATTATACTACTATTTTGAACTTATTTCTGCTGCTCTTGCCTTTGAAAACTTAAACATAGCCCCTCTGATTGGGGAGTATCCAAGGTCTTCAGCCTTCTTGCCACAGGTATCAAGCATAAAGTTAAAGAACTTTTTGACTGAATCATTTTTTGAGCTCTTTTCTTTGTATGCTATACCATAGGTAAAGGTGGATATATTATAAGATAGTTTGTTAGGGTTCTTGTAGTTTATCTTAACTACCCCACCTTTATCTGGAACAAAATCTCCAAGGAATACAGATGCTGCATTAACTGTTGGTTGTACAAACCTTCCAGCCTCATTCTCAACAGACACTGTCTTTAGTCCTCTTCCATATGATATCTCATTGTATCCAATAGATCCATTTGTTGTTCCTTGTACCATTGCAATTCCATGAGACCCAGAAGCGCTGGTCATATAACTCTTAGATATATCTCCAGGGAATGCAGTACCAAAATTTTTATTCCCTGGTTTGTTCCATATAGTTGGAGCAACTGCATTAAGGTATGAAGTAAAAACCTCTGAAGTTCCAGAGCCATCAATACGGTATACAACTCTAATCTTTGTTGCTGGTATCTTAGGTAGTCTTGTTCCTATTGTGTTTTCCTTTAGTATCTGTGGATCATTCCACATTGTTATTTGTCCCGCAAAAACTTTGGCTAGGGTATCTCTACTCATTTTAAGAGTAATATTGTATCCATCAAGTTTATAGATAATTCCAATTGGCCCTGCAACTAATGGCACGTAGGTAAACTCTTTTGATGGTTTTTGTTCTGTACCAGAGTAAGGAACATCTGACATAGCAAAGTCTGTTACTCCATTTGAAAACATATTCTTTCCAGCACCTGAACCAGATGCTCCGTACACAACAGAATCTCCTGTTGATTTCATAAATTCGACCCTACATCTGTCTATAAAATTAGCAGCAAATGTGGATCCAGCACCTTGAAGGTTATCAGCATGTGAAGGGGTAATAAAAAAAGCATTAGCTATTATTGCCAATGCTACGGGTAAAACAATGAATTTAGGTTTCATAATTATATTGTATCGTGTTCAAGCCTAGAATTTTAATAAAATTGGTTAACGGAATCATAACTTTAAGTGAACAATGAGCCTTTTAAACACATGCTCAGGTGTATCTTGTGTGCTTCCTACACTTTCCCAAATGTCCACCGACACACAAGAATGTTAGCTGATAGTGATAGTCTTGGGCTTCTTCTCTTCAGGTACATTCTTTTCAAGAGTTAGCTCTAGAATACCGTTTGAGAATTCTGCTGATTCAACTTCCATATATTCTGGCAAGTTAAATACTGTTGAGAACTTTCTTGCTGCAATACCCTTATGTAAGAAGGTTACAGACTCATCCTCTTCAACTTCTGATCTCTGTCCAGACACCTTAAGTTGATTATTTTCTACCATAATTGATATCTCGCTCTTATCAAACCCTGCTAAAGCAAACTCCAAGATTAAAAGATCTTGTCCAACCTTAATTACATTATAAGGTGGATAGTTATTATTTGTTGTTCTAACTGTTTGATTGAATCGATTAAAGAATGGGTCATCTAAAAGACCCAGCATTGTTTCTACTACCATTTTATTCCCCTTTCAAGCGAATAAGTTAATTTACCCCCCAACTGGGCAGGTATAAATATTATAGCATAGAAAAACAGGCCAGTCAAATACCCTGACCTGCTAATCTAACTATTTACTTTTTAGCTGTTGATTGCTTAGCTGCTGGCTTCTTAGCTGCAGCCTTCTTAACGACCTTGGCAGTCTTTAGGACGGCCTCTACTTCTGATCCTTCAGGAAGGCGACCAAAGGCCTTGTCATTAGGGTTAATTGCTCTCAATGCTACGGGTGCAATGGCTGCCAGTAGTGAGTATGCAAGTGTCTTAGGATCCGTAACCCCAGACATGTATAGGGCAAGTCCTGCACCAAGTACAGATCTTCCGTATGATGCTAGTAGTGCTTTAATTTGTTCATTCATTTTATTCCTCCTAGGATATGAATTTGGTTAGTACTGTAAAGCCAATCCATAGACCAATAATTCCTGCGACTCCCGCAAAAACTGGTGGTGCTGGTACTGGCAATTTGAATGCAGCAAATACAACGCCACATCCAAAACCTGTTAGTATTGATAAGATAATATCTTTCATTGATAATCCTTTTCTGATAACTCTTTATGGTGATCTAAACATACATCTATGATGTTTGATTGTGTTGCATATATCTTTGATGCTTCAACTTCACAATCTAGTACGTTGCAAGAATAGAAAGCATCGTAAGCCAGATCTTCTCGTGATTTGAATTTTATCATGTATCTAGTTTACCATAGTCCTCTAACAAATGACTAGAAAAATCTCTTTTTTTATATTTTTTAACCAATTCTATAACATGATCTATGACATTTCTCTCTCCACTGCCAAAAAATACCCCTTCAATACCGCTTGATTCTAACTCTAATAGGATTTTTAGAAGGTCTTCCTGACTAAACAGTACACCATCTTTATCCGCACCGTTTAAACCAACCATTACTTTTTTATCTTTAATGTCGTATAGTTTAGCTTTAAAATGACTATAATCAATGATTATCTTACTATTGTTTTTTACTGCCGAATCAAAAGTAAACTGATTAGTAACTGAAATATAATAATC